TGCGACAACATAATCACCAGGGCCCGGGTTCAGCTCCGGGTCGACGATAATTACATCACCTTCGATGAAGTCTGGCTCCATAGATTTTCCTTTGACCTTAAGAGCGAAGGTTGAATACGAATAGAATTCAGAGGTCAAAATATAATCTACTGTTCCTTCTAGATTTCTTGCGTCACATTCCGGCGACCATGCTCCGGCCTGAACATAGCTAATAATTGGGATTTGTTGCGCAGTCGGCGGTGCAATGCCTACATTTGACTCATCCTCCTGACCATACAAAAGGAAGCCTTCGCTAACACCGAGATACTTCGCTAGTTTAGTCAGCGATTTACCACCCGGCACGTTAAGATCTCTTTCCCAATAACCCACTGTCACATCAGAGACACCCAGGGCCTTTCCAAGCTGACCCTGGGTTAGCTTTCTCTGCTTCCTTAACGTCCTTAAGCGCGTTCCTAATGTTCCCACATTTCAAACCTTCATCAATCAAACCTAAGTAATCTTAGTTTTTATTGATCTAAAAAAGATTAGGTAATAATATCTAAATATTCTTAGGAGGATGTTATGACTACGACTGATCTGGAACAGTACTTTGGCTCTCCAAATAAGGCTGCCGAGTTCTTCGGGGTCTCACCCGAAGCTTTTTATCAATGGCGTACTCGCCCTGGGAAACTCATCCCGAAAGGGCGAGCGGCTGAAGCAGCTGCTCGTACTAACGGGAAGCTCAAATTCAATGCCTCGCTATATCAAAAGACTAGCGGAACTCCCGTTTTGACTGAACCACAGCAGCAGGGGGCGAACCGTGGGTAATGAACATTGGAAAGTAGAAAAGCAGCCGGCATGGCTTGTGGCCGCCGTTCGCAAAACTATCGCTGCGCTACCTGGTGGGTATAGCGAGGCTGCCGAAATCATCGATGTCACTGAGGACGCTCTGTTTAATCGCCTGCGCGCTGGTGGTGATCAGATCTTCCCGATGGGCTGGGCTATGACTCTGCAAAAAGCGGCTGGTGTCAGCTATGTGGCTGATGCGTTTTCTCGTGAAACAGATAATGGAACCCATCTTCCCGGCACTGCTTACGAAGATGAGAACGAAGAAATTGGCCTGAAGCTGGCCGAACTAGTCGGGCAGTTAGGCAGCCTGGTAAGTGCTTACCGTGAATATATCGATGATGGAGTGGTTACACGCGGCGAGTGGCAAAGCCTGAATGAAATCGCCTATCAGTTCCGCGTCACGCTGATGACGTTCCTGAATCTTATTTCGCGCGTCTACTGCCTGCCAGAAAAAGATGACGCCAGCGGGTTGCAGCCCCTGGCGTCGCGGCGTGTCGATCGTAGTGGAGATACCAACGCATGAACAGTTTAACGGCTAAAAGCCGCTTACCGCAACTCCGGATGAAGCCCGTTCCGGGTACTCCGTTGTTTCGGTATGAGCGCAGAGTACTAAATCGCTGGGTGTCCTGTAACCACAGTCGCGCCATTCGAATCGTGGGTGTTTTTAACCGGAAGGCGAAAAAATTATGCGGGATGTCGACAGGTGGTTTCGTGACAGAAGAGGCATCCCCGTCCGTGTCATACGGTGGGAGCCAGAATCGCGCCGCGTTATCTATCTGCGGAGTGACTACCCTCACGAATGCTTCAAACCACTCCAAATCTTCAAGCGCGATTTCAGAGAAATAAAGGACGACCATGAGCACTAAATTACAAGGCTATGTCTGGGACGTTTGTGCCGCCGCTGGCATGAAGCTGACCAGCGTTGCCATCATGGCGCGCCTGGCCGACTACAGCAACGACGACGGCGTGTGCTGGCCTTCTATCGAGACCATCGCCCGCCAGCTTGGTGCGGGTGAAAGCACCGTGCGTACGGCGATCGGCAAGCTTGAGCAGGATGGCTGGCTTTCCCGTCAGCAGCGCCGCAAAGGAAACCGTAACGCGTCGAACGTCTACCAGCTCAACGTGCAAAAACTTCAGGCCGCTGCCTTTTCTCACCTGTCAGAATCTGACACCTCAAAATCTGACGGGTCAAATTCTGACGCCTCAAAATCTGACGCGTCGAAATCTGGCAAAACCGGCGGTTTTCACCCGTCAGAATCTGGGGGGGATCCGTCAGTAAATTCAAAACAAGATCCATCAGATAAAAATCAAAACCCTTTCTGTCCGGTTGCTGCGCAACCCGACGGTGCAGTGATGGTTACTGACCAGGCTAAACAGGTTCTGACTTACCTGAACCAGCAAACCGGATCCCGGTACCAGGTGTCGAAATCGTCGATGGAACACATCCGGGCTCGCCTGGGGGAAGGGTTCAGCGCTGAAGAGCTGAAGCTTGTCGTGGATTACACCAACGAGAAGTGGAGTGCCGATTTGCAGATGGCGACATACCTGCGCCCAACCACGCTTTTCCTTCCGAGCAAATTCCCTGGCTACCTGCAGGCCGCGAAGAAGTGGAACGAAGCAGGGCGCCCGGCGCGCCGCAACGGTGAGTGGGTCAGCAGCACCGCTTCACGCGCGACATTCCAGAACGTCGATTACTCGCTGCCGCAAAACTCGGGGTTCCGCTCATGAGATACGGATCTGTATGCAGTGGCATCGAAGCCGCAACAGTGGCATGGGCACCGCTTGGCTGGAAAGCTGCGTGGTTCGCCGAGATTGAAAAATTCCCTTCAGCCGTGCTGGCCGCCCGCTGGCCTGAAGTTTCCAACCTTGGCGATATGACCAAAATCGCCGCCGCAGTGCGCGCTGGTGAAGTAGAAGCGCCGGATGTTCTGGTTGGCGGTACGCCGTGCCAGGCGTTCAGCATTGCTGGTTTACGTAACGGCCTCGCCGACGCGCGCGGGCAATTAACCTTTTCCTATGTGGAGCTGGCAGATGCCATCGATGACAAGCGCGGCGAAGCCGGTGAAGAAGAAGCCATTATCGTCTGGGAAAACGTCCCCGGCGTGCTCAGCAGCAAAGACAACGCCTTCGGCTACTTCCTTGCCGGTCTGGCTGGAGAAGATGAAGCAATCGAACCTGGTGACCGACCTGCAGCAGGAAAAAGTAACCAGTTCTGGAGCTGGAGCAAAAAAGCCGGTCATCACATTGCAGCATGGCCGCAGCGTGGTTGTGTTTATGGACCACAGCGCGCGCTGGCCTGGGTTGTCAGAGATGCCCAATACTTCGGAGTGGCCCAACGACGCAAGCGTGTGTTCGTTGTCGCAAGTGCTCGAACAGGGTTCGATCCCGCAGAAGTACTTTTTGAGTTCGACAGCGTGCGCCGGGATACTCCGCCGAGCCGAAGCGCGGGGAAGGCAGTTGCCGCCCTTACTGCGCGAGGCGTTGGAACGTGTGGCGCAGACGACAACCAGGCTCAAGCCGGTCATTTGCAACCAGTAGTCGGTGCTATTTCAGCTAACTCTTTCACTGGCGGTGCCGGTGGTAGGCCTGAAGGTGCCGCCGCAGGTCATTTCATCCCTTATGTACAGGGTTGTAATGGAGAAGTCAGCCATACCTTAAAAGGTGAAGGCTTTGATGGTAGCGAAGATGGTACCGGGCGAGGTGTGCCGGTGGTCGCGTTCGGAGGGGGCAACACCAGCGGCAGTATTGAGGTCGCAGCTTGTTTGACAGCAAAAGGGCAACGCATCGATTTTGATGTGGAAACCTTTGCTGTACATGGCACTCAGGACCCTGACGTCAACACGGAGTTCGCTCATACAATCGGGCGGAACAATGGCGCCGAGAATGTTGTGTTGGGCAAAATGCAGGTGCGTCGTCTTACGCCAATGGAATGCGAGCGCCTTCAGGGTTTTCCAGACGATCACGCATCTATAGCCTGGCGTGGTAGAGAGGCAGCTGAATGCCCGGATGGCCCGCGCTATAAAGCGATCGGCAACTCTATGGCTGTACCGGTAATGCGCTGGATTGGTGAACGTATAGCGTCTGCTCTGCCAGTTGAGAAAGCCGCGCCGCGCGCATGGCAAAGACCATTCCTCAAATGGGCTGGTGGAAAATATTCCCTGCTGCCTGAACTGGATCTCCTTATCCCGGTGGGCGCCCGGCTGATTGAGCCGTTTGTCGGGGGCGGGTCGGTTTTCCTCAACTCCGATAAGCATGAAAGCTTCCTGCTGGCTGATGCCAATCCGGATCTGATTAATCTCTATCAGATGCTTGCTGTATTGCCAGAGCAGGTAACGCTGCTGGCGCGCCAGCTGTTCATCGAAATGAGCAACGAGCCGAGTTACTTCTCCGTTCGCCAGGCCTTCAACGCGCAACAGATGACTGGACCTGAGCGCGCCGCCGCATTCCTCTACCTGAACCGCCATTGCTTCAACGGCCTGATCCGCTATAACCGCGCCGGAGAATTCAATGTCGGCTGGGGTAAAAAAACTGGTCCGTATTTCCCGGATAAAGAGCTGATGGCTTTTGCTGCTGTGGCGCCAAACTGCGTTTTCATGAATGCCGGTTACCTCCGCACACTGTCGCTGGCGGGGGAGGGCGATGTCGTTTATTGCGATCCGCCATATGAACCGTTGCCGGGCACGGCGGGTTTCACGAACTACGCCGCCGGTGGCTTCGCATGGGCAGATCAGGTGGCGCTGGTGGAATGCTGTGTTGCAGCGCATCAGCGCGGCGCGCGGGTGGTGATCAGCAACTCGACGGCGCCACGGATTATCGAGCTTTACGAGCAGCACGGCTTCACGCTGCATCACGTCAGCGCCCGCCGCTCCATTTCTAGCAAAGCCAGCACGCGGGAGAACGCTGCTGACATCGTGGCCATTCTTTGAGGAGGCAGCGTGAAAAAGAACCTGTTAACCGCCCGACAGCAGCAAATACTGAGCCTGATCGTGGCTTTCTATAAAGAGCATGGGATCCCGCCGACGCAAAAGGAAGTGGCTGATCTGATGGGCGCAGCATCGCCGAACGCGGCAACTGAAGTGCTGCGCGCGCTTCAGCATAAAGGCGCTATCACCCTTTTACCGGGCGTGTGCCGCGGCATTTCCATTAACAGCCAGGGCGCGGAAGATGAAGCGATTTCCTTGCCGCGCTCGCTGGTAGCCGGTGAAGAACATGCCAGAGACCAGGCGATCACCTTTCTGAAAATGCGCGGGGTTGCGGTATGAAACTCACGCTGCCATTCCCTCCGAGCGTAAACCGCTACTGGCGTGCTCCGAATAAGGGGCCGCTAAAAGGGCGACATCTCATCAGCGCCGACGGCCGCAAATACCAGACCGCAGCATGTGCGGCAATCCTCGATCAGCTGCGCCGCCTGCCGAAGCCGTCGACCGAGCCCGCAGCGGTAGAAATACTGCTTTTTCCGCCTGACGCGCGCCGCCGTGACATCGACAACTACAACAAGGCGCTTTTCGATGCGCTGACACATGCCGGCGTATGGGAGGACGACAGCCAGGTGAAAAAGATGCTGGTGGAGTGGGGGCCGATAGTGAAGGGAGGCAGCGTCGAGATCACGATCAGCTTGTTCCAACCGACAACACTGGGAACTGTTAAATGAGGGCGCTGCTTAATCCGATCATCGTAGCAGAACTGGGCGTCGTCATGTTCAGGCCGGGCGCCAGCCTACTGTCACCCTTGAAACAGAGATGGTACCCGGCGAACGCCTCGGGCGCGAGATAGTGGAGGAGGTGGCAAAGCAGGTGCTGGCGCTGAATGTCGATCCGGAAACGCCGGAATCCTTCATGCTGCGCCCGAAGCGACGCCGCTGGGAGAATGAGAAGTACACCCGCTGGGTTAAAACGCAGCAGTGCATGTGCTGTGCCAACCCGGCAGATGACCCCCATCACCTGATAGGCCACGGGCAGGGTGGAATGGGGACGAAGGCGCACGACCTGTTTGTGATCCCGCTTTGCAGAGCGCATCACGACGCGTTGCACGCTGACACCGTGGCATTTGAAGAAAAACACGGCAGCCAGCTGGAGCTGCTTTTTCGGTTTATTGATCGCGCACTGGCTATCGGCGCGCTGGCGTAAAAGTGGAGATATCTAATGCGTGATATTCAGAAGGTGCTGGAGTTGTGGGGAGGATGGGCAGCTAACTATAATTTAGGTGTTGACTATTCTCCCATTGCTGCTGGATTCAAAGGGTTGATTCCGCACCCAGTCAAATCTCGTTTTTCATGCACAGATGATGATGCATTGGTTATTGAGGGGTGTCTTGCACGGTTGAAGCAGAGAAGACCATATGAGCATTCATTAATTGTTGCCCATTATCTTTACGGTGTTTCTAAACGAAGCATTGCAAGGTCACGAAAAAAAGATGAGAAAATTATCAGGACTGAATTGCGAATGGCCGAGGAATTTATAAATGGTTGCCTGGCTATGTTACAAACAAAATTGGATATGGATGTATAAGAATAATAATGCCGCCGTCTGGCGGCAATTTCATTTCTGTAGTTTGGCAAAAGTGTCAACTATGATGGAGTTCAGATACCTCCAACCAAGTAAAGCTAGGGTAACTTTAGTTGTAAATTCAAACATCAAACTACTTCGCTTATTTGTCGTAAGTTTATGGATGTCATGATACTTTTCTAAAATCATTTTTTCTAAGTCATGTCCGTTTCTTCCTTCTGTTGGAATGAAATAGATAGTGTCACCATATACTACTTGCCCATTCATATACACTATTTTAACCTTTCTATCATTTTCCTTACCCAGAATATCGTACATTACTTTATCGACAATTGATTGCATATTATGTTGGTTGTTTAGATGATCACTCCAGAATTCATTTGGATCGCAATCAAAAAAATAATTCGCTGACTTATAACAATTAGAAGTCAGGTATGCATAAATACTAATTGGATCATAAACTACATTCTCTATGGAATATGCGTATTCTTTGGCGAATACAATTGTCTCAGGACCGTGATTCCTATTTTTTTTATCCCAATCGATCAGTCCGCGAATTGTATTGTTTCCTCTTTCGGTAAGGTATTTAACCATCCCGATTACTTGATGGCAATTCGCTTCCCCATTAATTTTATTGATTAATAAAGTTATCTTTTCATCCTCGCCATATACACTTCTTATATGTTTTTCTAACTCACTGTCAGCAATTTTTGGCCCCGCACTTAAAAATGATAAGCTTATGTTTGGATCTATTTTTTCGCTATTGTTTTTAATGGCAGTATACCATTTTTCATATATATGATAATCGTTGGAGTTTTCAACATATACTTGACGTGAGTTATCTGGGTTGATGGATATTTGAGTGACGCCCTCTAATAACTGAGATACTGCACCGTCTTTACTGATTTTTTGTGCTTGGTATACATTATCTTCTAAGGAATATGTTAGGTTGAAAATGTATTCAGTTGGAGATAATGCGACGGTGGTGGGAGAATGTGTAGTGAAAATAAAAATGATATTTAATTCTTTATGAAGAATGTTTAAAGATTCATAGAAATCAACTATCATTTGAGGGTGCAAATGAGTATCAGGCTCATCAATCAATATGATTTTTTTCCTTCCGAAAATTTGCTCGGGATTGGAAAAAACAATGTCAAAGGTTTTGGCTGCCATCCAGAATGCAATTTTCTCTCCTGAAGACAGGTCTTCTATTTTTATTACTTCATTAGAGCTATTTAAAATAAGTTGAGGTTCATATTTATAATGTGCAATTTCAGAGATAGGAGGGGATATGCGAAATTTACCCCTGAAAACCTTGCTGATTACTTCATTGAAAACAACAGAAGGATCATCTTTTCCTATAATGTCTATTAACTTTTCATAAGTTATCCAGCTTGGCTCATTGTTTTCATTTTTTAGAAAAGAAAGATAGCGGTTGGCTTTAATAATATAGTAGTAATTTTTTGTGAGTTCACTTAGGTTGCATGATTGTGAAAAAAAAGAAGTCCTACCATTGAATAATTCTCGATTAATACATAATGCAAGCTCAAGCTCCTCATAAATGATATCTTCAGCTTTTTTTTGGAGTAGTTTTTCGGTCCTTTTTATTATGTTGTTGACATTGTAATTTATAGCTCCTCCCATGCTGTCACCAGCATTGAGGCGAATTGGTATGCTCTCTGGGATGCTAGTAAATACATTGCGTTGTTTTATTATTTCGAAAAGAGAGCGCGCTAAACTCTGCACTTGTGAATTATCACTGTAATTGTCTAATACATTATTGTGCGCACTTCTTAATGATAGCGTTTCTATTTCACTTGCGGATACTTTAACTTCATTGAAGTAAGTATTGGAATAACTTGATTGAATGCTTTCTAAAAGACGGGTTTTACCTGCGCCATTTTTACCTGTTAATATGCATAAGTGACCATTAAAAATAATTTCACCTCTTAGGAAAAAACCTTTAAGAGGCGTGTTACCGATTATCCTAAATGACATGTCAGATCCTTATTTGAATTTTAGATAATAGTTTATCAAAAAAAAATTTGTGCGGTCCGCAAATTTTGTAATATCGTGATAAAAGTTGTCATTTCGACGATTGACTTTACCAGTTTTTAACTGCGCTTTGACGAAGTTTCATTTAAGGCTGCCGCTTGGCAGCCTTTTTTATTCCCCTCAACTCTGAGAGGACTCACAGCATAAGAGGGGGGGCTAAATGTCCGAACCTGTATCCGGTTCCGCTGCGGCGGCCAGCGCATTAACCGGTGCCAGTCTTTATGGGCTTCTGACTGGTACTGATTACGGTGTGGTTTTTGGCGCTTTCGCCGGCGCGGTGTTTTATGTGGCAACTGCCGCCGATCTGACTTTGCCGCGGCGAACGGCATACTTCGTCGTCTCGTACTTTGCAGGTGTGTACGGATCCGGGCTGGTGGGCTCGATGCTCGCCAGCATTACCCATTACAGCGACAAGCCTCTGGATGCTCTCGGCGCGGTTCTGCTTTCTGCGCTGGCCATTAAGACGCTGACCTTTTTCAGTGAGCAGGATCCTCTGTCACTGCTGCAAAGGTGGCGGGGAGGAAACAATGGTAACGACTGACCCACTGGTGCTGACGAACGTCGCCGCCTGCACGATGATCGTGATCCGCCTGATGATGTTCCGTAAGCCGGGAGGGAAGCACAACGTATGGGCCTCCTGGCTGGCTTACGTGATCATCCTCGCTTATGCCAGCGTCCCTTTCCGTTTCATGTTCGATTTCTATTTCCACGTCCACTGGGCGACCGTCATGTTGAATCTCATCATCTGCGCTGCAGTCTTCAAAGCGCGGGGCAACGTGGCGCGCCTGTTTAACGTACTGAGGCCAGAATAATGCGGATCAGCGATAAAGGCATCTCTCTCATCAAGCAGTTTGAAGGCCTGCGGCTCACTGCGTATCAGGACAGTGTGGGCGTCTGGACAATTGGTTATGGCTGGACACATCCTGTGGACGGCAAGCCGATCCGCGCCGGAATGATCATCAAAGAAGAAACCGCCGAGCGCCTGCTGCGCACCGGGCTGGTGGGTTACGAAAGTGACGTTTCAAAGCTGGTGAAGGTGAAGCTGACGCAGGACCAGTTTGATGCACTGGTATCGTTCGCCTACAACCTCGGCGCCCGCGCGCTGTCGACTTCCACGCTACTGCAAAAGCTTAACGCTGGTGATTACGCCGGTGCTGCTGATGAGTTCCCGCGCTGGAATAAGGCTGGTGGCAAAATACTGCCGGGCCTGACGCGGCGTCGTGAGGCAGAGCGCGCGCTGTTCCTCTCGGACAGCAAAACATGATTTCCAGCTGGAAAGCCGCTGCGGCTTTGCTTTTACTCGTCGGCGTTCTGTCCATCGCCTGGACGATTAACCATTACCGCAATAATGCTATCACCTTCAAAGACCAGCGTGATAAGGCGACGGTCAGGGCCAATTCATCTGAGGCGATCACCAACAACGTGATCACCGCGATGAACCTCATTCATGACATCTCACAGGCTACGCAGAATGCTAAGAACGAACTGGCTGAAAAAGGCGAAACTCGCATTGTCTACATCAGGCAGGCACTTGAAGGCGACTCATGCGCGAAGCGGCCTGTTCCTTCTGCCGCTGCTGACAGCTTGCGGGAGTACGCAAACAGTTTACGCTCCCGCTCCAGTGGCACCGATTAGCGCTGACCTGACTGCAGACACGCCGATCCCCGGAATGGCACTTCCGTTCACGTGGCAGGCAAGTCTGGAGTTAAACGCTCAGCTCTATACGGCGTTGGGGCAGTGCAACCTGGATAAGGCGGGGATTAGAGATATTGAAGAACGTCGAAATGCTTTGCAATCAGTAAGCAAATCAAATAAATAATCCAGTTTAATGAAGATGCGAAAGGTTGTAATGCGTTTAAGTAGTGAATCATCTGTATCTCCTTAGTAGTAGTTAGTGTTGGTTGTATCTATTGTGTAACTTTAATGATCAGCATTTGATTGCTTCTGTAGTGGTCTTTAATTACATGAGAGAGACTCGTCTAACAGTGTTAGACTGCGGGGGTCTCCTTTAGTGATAATTTAATGCCCGCACGAAGCGGATGACTGACCAGATATGCCCCTGAACAGAAAGAAGGGCTATTGATGTCCGACATCTACGAAATTACCATTACCCATTAGGATGTCGAAGAGTGCGGCCTGACGCAGATTGCTAAGGCATTACAGCAGTGCCTTAAATAGAACAACGCATTATAATGCGCTATTGGTGTGAATTTTCAGGGACGAATGGGTAATGCTTGGCTACTTTCGTACGTTAAGAGATGCTTTCAACTGGCAGATAAAACTAGGCCTAAAGCAGCTGATGCTCTTTGCTCTTCATAACGTCCTCGCATACATATTTCTGGTTGGCTTGTATCTCGTTGGATTCAGTCTCGCTGCCGCCTTATATACGCCCTTGATGGACTCTCTAACGGCTGACTCAATAGGCGAAATTACGGCTAGCGTGCTTCTGGCATTAAAGATTATTTTATCGATTCCAGTAATCCTGCATGTTATCAAAAGCATAGTCAGAGGCATTACAGCAGGCATTCACTGAGTGCCTGTGATAATGCTTCCTTAGGATAATACTTAGGGGTAATCTGATATCTCCGATTATGAAAGGGAGATTGTGATGTTAGAAAACTATTTTGGGAGTGTTTCTGCTGAAGACAGCACCAAAGAAAGGCGTAGACGTGTGATGGCTGTAAATGCAGCGCTCGAGATTATCAAAGCAGCGGTTTCTGCCAGCCCCAACTCCAAAAATACCGATTTTGAGCTGGAACAGGCCGCAAAACATTTAGGCCCCTTGGCTGATGCAATTCAGTCTGCGGTTGAGAAAGATTAGCGGGATTTGAGCTGTTATGTTACATCAATAAGCCACCGGCATTTGCTAGTGGCTTTTGAATTGCCTCCATACTCGATAGACCACCTCCACCAGATACTTT